CTAGCAAATTCACATTCAAGCACTACATATCGCTTACCATCAATTAATTGTATTTCTTCCATAAATCTCCTTAGGCTAAAGAATACACAACACCCACATAAACATCCCAATAATCCCGCCAACCGCTCCACTGGCAAGCCCTAACAAAACGTGGCTTATACGTTCGCGGTTTATATCGTCTTCTCATTGTTTAATCGCGCGGACAAAATAGCGGTTAATGGATTCGCTTGATTCATTTTTAATCTTTAAACTGCGGTTAGTTTGTTGTAAGTGGATTGATAGCGCCCATACATCGGCTTTTAATTTTTCTACTTCAATTTGACCGCACTTTTCCGCACGTTTTGCCGCCATAATTTTGCGGATTTGTTTCTGTTTTCTTTTGTTCATTGTGTTTTCTCCTATTGAATACGTTGGCTTTTATGAAAATCTTTGAGCTTTTGAAGGTTTCTCGGCACAGGGGAAAGCGACGTCATCATGTTTTGATTCCGTTTCACTAACTGCACATCGTTTTCGGTGAGTGTTAAGGCTGTATATTTATCTATGGTTAGCCGTTTGTACTTGAATAAATAGTCTAATTTTTGTGCGCTAAGTGGTGCGCAGATCGATTGTGTCAGTAATTTGATCTTTTGCTCAATAATTGAGCGGTTACAGTTACTGACACAAGTCCAAGGCGCACTGCGTGCGCTATTGTTAGCGGTTGAGCTACGCTCAACCATAGATTCTGTGCGTTGTGCAAAATCTTGTGGGCGTTTTTTAATTTGCCATTTTTTGGTGCGTGAGATGACTTGTTTAAGACTAAATCGGTTAGCCAGCCCAATAATGGCTTTACGCTGTTCACCATATTTATTCGCTGGCTTGGTTTCATAATCTAGCTTGATTGGTTGATCAGTACGTTTAGCCAGTGCCCCGCCTTGAATATCCATGTAGGCGGCATAATCATTTGCTATACCTGCTGCTGCTTGAGCTTTATCGATAATTTCATCATCTGCTTGACCACTGATTAATCGGCGCAATTCGCGCCAAACAGAAATTGATGCGCCACCGTAGAATTGGAACTGACGAATACCCCAACGGCTCGCCCATGCACGAACGCGCAATGCGTTATCGTGTAGGCTTAGTGTTGTGTCTTCGTCTGACACTTCGCCTGCAAGGGCGAAACCATCAATATTTTTCGCAATATATTTGGCAATGTAAGCCGTTGCGCTGCCTTTTGTTTTATCGCATTCTTCCACCTTGCAACGGTGTTCTGCTGCACCTTTTTCATTACCGTCTAACTCTAGGGCTTTTTGTTTAAATAATCGGATGACTTCTTCTTTGTGTTCTGCCGGCACGTAAGCTAACGCATGCCAGTGTGGCGTACCGTCTTTGTGCGGCTCTGCCACTCGCATACCATAAAATTTAATATCACGTTTTGCTAACAAAGCACGGAATTGTTGCCACACTTTGTTTAGATAGTTTTGCGTATCTCGTGGATTAACTCCCGACCATTTTTTGTTGCTGTTTCCTGCGTGGAATGATGATGGCGCAGTGAGGGTTAAAAATAAGGCTTCATTGTTATTTTCTTCTGCCCATTCTTCCAAGCCACGCAAGCGCACCATCATTTCATTACGACGTAATGCGGGGTTAGATGATGATTTCAAGAACATATCGAAAAGTTCGACCTGTTCTTCGGGATTGTCGATGTTTTCAATTATCATGGCGCGCAAGTAATCGTGATTCTTGCGTTGTTGCAGTTGCCATTCTTGGAAACTTTGATTGGAGATATAACTGGCGGCGTTGGCACGCACTTCACCGCAGGCAATGGCGATATGTTCGACCATACGTTTTTGTATGTCTCTCATTTGCTTAAACCACCATTTTTCGCAGGTTAAGCGAATTAAGGTGCTGTCGATATATTCGTCTTTGATGTATTTGTGGTTTTCGATTTTTTCCCAGTGAGGGATTTTGAAACCCGCAGAAAGGGCGATTTCACCACACCATTTATAAAGCTGATAGAAATAGCCTTGAATATCGCTCTCATTGTCGCTTTCGATGCCATTTTTTAAAAAGTGTGTGCAATCAAATTGGAATTGAGTAAATGCCGTAGAAATTTGATACGCCATCTTTTTCAATTTGCTTTCGGTAATTAAATAGAAAGGTAATTGTTTTTGCTTTTGTTGGATGCCGAACACTTGAAAACGGAATCCGCTGTAATGCAATTCGTTATAGTGTTTTGCTAATTCTTCACGTGTTGGCACCGTAGAGAACTGCACGGCTTGTTGCATTTCATTTTTAACAGATAGCAACCATTGCGGTGTATTGATGAATGCTTGTAAAAAATCTACGTTCACGTTGTATTGTGAAAAGACTTTTTGTAAACGCACATCTAACACATCGCGCAAATAATCATTGGCGTATCGGCGTTGTTTATTTCCGAGGGCAAATGCAATCGACCCATCGTCTTTTACAGAACGATAGGCCTTAATGTAAAGTTTGCGGAAATATTCGCGCTGACGTTGACGAGGCAAGCTTTCAAGTGTCTTTTCGATAAACTCAAAATCAGCGGAGTTAATCGCAAACAGCTCCAACTGTAATGGCGTGTAACAGCTTTCCTCAAACGGCAGAAAAGTGCGGTCAAATTTTTGACCGTTTTCTGCTGCTTGATGGCGCTCACATGCAACCACTGCCATGTGTGCATGTTTGGCAATGATCGTATTATCGCGTTGCTGTTCCCACATTTTGGTATTCGCTCTTTATTTTTATGAATTAATTTCATTCTAAATTTATTTAGATGAATTTGATTAATGAAACTAGATAAAAAAAGTGTTTATGCCTGCGCATAAGTGGCTTGAATTTCGGTGATGCGTTTTACTTCTGCGTAGATTTCTTCTAATTTTTTGGCGACGTCAGATAGCGCATTTATATCATCCCCCATCAATTCACAAAGAATGAGCGTATCAACCACCTTGAATAAGTCTTTACAAACTTTCCCGCCAACTCGTTCATAAGTGCCATTTTCTTGTAGTTCAATTTTGTAAATAATGTACTTCTCTGTTTCGCTTAACTTAATGCTGTAGCGATTTGATAATTCGATAAAATGTTCTTGCATAATAAAATCTCCTTAATGAGCCAGCTCTTCGGCTTTCTTGGTTAAATACCCTACGTTATCTAATGCAATTACCATCTTGTGATAGATGGCACTTGCGGCAACTTCGTTTTGTTGTCTTTTAAACAACTCCCATTTTGTGCGATAAATCCAATATTTGTTTCGCCACTTTTTAGCCGCTTTCAAGCAGTTTGCAGTACTTGGTTTGTTTTCCATTATTGCCCCCTTGTGTGTGGGTCGATATCATAAAAATCAGCAAGGCGAATAGATTGCGGGAAACTTCGGCGTAACTCAGTCAAATCCCTTAATCCTCTCGCTAATTTACTAATACCTTTATCGTTATAATGACAAAGTTTATCGCCGCTCAAATCAGGGCGGATGTAATCTTCTGATGGCTCAATATCAGCGACTGCCTTAAGCATTTCTCGTCTTTGAACAGTTAAATAGTTAAAAGCTCGCTCGACAGGATATTGGCTTAATTCCATTTGATGCATCACATCTTCGCTATTTTTAGCTTGCAGCAATGGCACACCTTGTTCTTTATGCCATTGTTCGATTGCACTGATTTTATCTGTCACATACATTGCCAAGCCCTCACTTTTTTATTTGCTTTTTTTGTTGTATGCTTGCCCTAAAATAAATAAACGGTTACTTAATTTAAGGATTTCACATGGCGAACGATCTGATTGAAAAAACAATTGAAGATATGCAAGCACATATTTATCAGCAGCATTTACAACTGGCACTTCAAGAACGCGTGATGGGTTGCTTGTTGCGTGGACTTTCTCGCCACCCTGATTTACTTGATGATGTGGAGAACGAGCTTCACATGCTGATTGATTCAACGTCTCAAATATCGCCCGAATTGCTTGATGTGCTTGTGCCTTTTGTTGAGCGTTTGGCGAAACGGAACTAGATTGTTTAATTACAGCCGAAATTTCTTTGGTTTGTTCAATGGTGATTTCGCCTTTTTCGACTTTTTCTTGAACAAAGAATTTTAATGTTGATGTTTTAGTCATTGTCTTCCCCTTCTAACTAAAATCTTTTGGAAACTGACCGCACTTTTTTAGTGCG